TCCTGCAGATGCATAATTCACCTCAAGAGTTTTATGTGAAGCAGAGAGCCGGGCCGCAATCCCGGCTTTTTTGTGCCTGTAAGAAGCCCGAAAGAGGGCCTCTGCGTTTTCACAATCAGGGAACATCGAGGCCCTTTTTGTGCCCTACCAGCCCCAACACCGGGGCCTTATGTCGCATTTGTCTCAATTGCTCCTGGACCGCGAGTGAGCGACTCATTTCCAAGTACTCCTCCGTCGATCTATCCAGGCTCCAGCCAAGGTCGGCAGCCAGCTGTCGAACCTCAGCCTTCACCTCGACTGGCAGCAATTCGAAGGTGGTTTCAGGCATAGGCCCTCCATAGGGGCTTCAGGCCGTCTTATCCTGCTCACCGGCGCCGTTCATTTCTCGGAGCAGATCAGCAGCGCCGAGGCGACGGCCAAGATTGGCCAGTTCGTGCACATAGGTAGCGAGCTGCATGCCGGCCATACGTGCTTCCATGCGCAGCTTTCGAACCTCTTCAGGCTTCCAGCGCGACTTGATCACTTCGCTGCGTTTGTTGGCGGGGTCCAGGTGCATTCAGGGATTTCCTTGTGATTGAAAAATGGTTACGCAGCCGACTTGCGAGCAGGTATTGGGCGAATCTCGTTCGCCTCAATGTGCCCGTCGTCGTGCATGGTGATTCGGATGTCCCGCTTGGCACGGAACATTTGGGAGACGGCGCTCTGCTGTATCCCCAGAGCCTTGGCGAGGTCGCTCTGGGTTCCATGCCCGGCCAGGTATTCCTCAAGGGAAACAGTGTTCATCTGGTCTGTCTCATAGGGGTTTTATCGAATATTAGCACTGCTGTTTTACAATATTCAAGGACAAAGAGTAGCAGTGCTGTTTGCTTAAGGATCAGCTGTGCTACTAAATCACGCGCATGAAGAAAC